TAGATACTGTCAGATTAGTTTAGATTTTTTTACGGGGTTAATTTACTATGGAATTACAATTTCTATAATTTTAGCATCGGCCCCCTTATTTTTTATAATTTTTATATTTCAGAGTCATACATATTATGACAGCTTGTTAGAGACTTTCACCGAAAAATACCTTGACTCAAATGACTGAAGGCAATATACTATTCCTTCAAAAGTTGAGAAAAGAATGGGATATAATTTCTATCAGCGTCAATTAGACAGGTTCGGCACTTGTGCCGGATATAACAATAAAACTAAACGGAGAAGAAATATGGCTTGGACAGACGAATCCAAAGCAAAAGCAATAGAGGCATATACACTAGAGGAACCCACACCGGAAACTTCTATGGAAATCGTTAAGATGATTGCAGACGACATGGGTGAAAGCCCTAATGGTGTTCGTATGATTCTTACAAAAGCAAATGTATATGTGAAGAAATCTACTACTGCAGCAACAAAAACTGACGGAAGTACTACAAGTAGCCCCCGTGTTAACAAAGCTGCGGCACAGAAGCAATTAACCGAAGCTCTTGTAGATTGTGGAATTGAGACTGACGAAGATATTATTTCTAAGCTCACTGGTAAAGCAGCAATATACTTTGCCCTAGCAATCGCTAAAATAAACGAGTAACTATCAAAGTCCTATACGTTGCGGCAAAAGAGGTTTTGCACAACACGTTATGGAGCTTTTAGTGAAAAAAGAAGAACTTAAATCAAAGATATCGGAGTGTGGGGATGCTGTAATTACTTACAAAAGCCATAACTCGAAGAAAACTAAGTATAATGTTTGTACTGTGGACTTTAGCACTCCTTATATCCAAGATAAGAAAAATAGGGCGAAAGAAGACGAAAATACTGTTCTAATGTTTTGTTGGGACACGGATTCCTTTCGCCTTATGAAAACGGATAATGTTACGTCAGTCATACCTCTTTCTAAAATATTGAGGAATGACTGATGGAATCATATTCAAGAATCATTCTTGCCGAGCCAGATCGCCAGGTTAGACTAACTATCAATGAATTTAGAGAGAAAGAATATTTGCATCTCAGGGAGTATTACCTAGACTTTGATGAAGAATGGAAGCCTACAAACAAAGGTATTGCTATAGAATTAAATATAGAAACCTCCAAAGAAATGTTCATAGCTACTTCAGAAATTATTTCTCTAGCAGAAAGTAAACAAGTAGTGGAAGAATTTTTTGGTGAATTAATACGAGATGTATATCAAAAATGATTTGTTTAGATATGTTGCTATAGAGCTTCTATTATGGGGGAGCTTCCCCCCTTGAGACTTTATATCATACTACTGATGTAGACTCAAAAAATCTTGACATATCATCTAAATACTATTATAATATTCTTTTAAAAATGGGTAATCACAAATGAAGAAACTTCTTGATGCGGCTTCTGCTGCGTACTACGAAGGCGTTCCTTTTATGTCTGATGCAGAATTTGATATTTTGTGTGCAGACTGCAGCTACGAACCTTTGGGCTATAGAGTAGACGACGAGATTTCTCATTTGTTTCCTATGTACAGCCTTCAAAAGAAGTTTGTCGGGGAAGAGCACCCTGAGTATGACCATCAAAAAGGAGCGACTATAGTTTCTCCGAAGCTCGATGGTGCTGCAGTATCTCTTGGGTATTGGGACGGAAAACTTGTTATTGCTCTCACTAGGGGCGACGGTAAGCAAGGTCGTAACATTATTGAAAAGATGAGTAAGCTAGTACCTTTAAAAATTGATCGTATGGGAGCAGTACAGGTAACGGGGGAAGTTGTTGCTCCTAGTACAATTCCTAATTCTAGAAATTATGCTTCAGGTGCATTGAACCTAAAGTCTATGGATGAATTTAACAGTAGGGAAATTCGTTTTGTGGCTTATGATGTTCAACCAGGTGTTAATGAAAACTGGACGGAGGACCTATCAGATCTAGCTTCGGAAGGGTTTGATACAGTTATTCAGTCTAACTGGTTAGAGTACCCTCAAGATGGGGTTGTATTTCGCACTAATAATAGAGCTAAATATGAGGAGATGGGTTACACCTCTCACCATCCTAGAGGTGCGTTCGCACTTAAAGAACGACCACAAGGAGTTATTACAAAACTTGTGGACGTTATTTGGCAAGTAGGTAAGTCTGGAGTGGTTTCACCTGTTGCAATTTTAACTCCCGTACAAATAGGGGATGCTACTATTAGTCGGGCTACACTCCATAATATGAAGTACATTAATGAGTTAGATTTGGAAATAGGCTGTTCGGTAGAGATTATTCGATCAGGTGAGATTATTCCAAGAGTCGTAAGACGGGTAAAAGGAGAAGAGTTTGTCTAAAGAAGAAGGACCAGAGCATATATTCGGTTGGATAGGATTACAGGATAAAGGAGATCATTTTGTATCTGCTGCCGGCCTTTATGATTATTTTTGGGCACTAGAAAGCGAAAAACGCACAAAGATCCTAGAAGGATGGATCACTGCTATCGAGGCTTTTTTAGAGCCGGAGTTTAATGATAACTCATTGGGTAAAACTAAGGGGGTTCTTTATGTATCTGCATGTGAAGCTCGCGTAGAGGAAAAACCCTCTGGCAATGTAATACCTTTTCCCGCTAGATGAGTGGGATTTATAACCTTACTTATTTTAAAAATCATCCAAAAGAAGCCGAGAAGGATGGCGTTCTATACTGTGTTGTATTAGTTAATAAAAAAACTAGTAAAAGAGAGTGTCTTAAAGTTGGTATTGCTTCTGGCAAAAACTGGAAAGACGTACTTCAACGTAGTAGAGGTTTCAAGTTCTATGATATACGCATTCAGAGAACCTACCATAGTAGTTTATTTAATGTGTGGAAACTAGAACAAGCCTTACACGAACAGTTTAAAGAGTTTAGTTACATCCCCACAGAATTTTTCGGAGGGTATACAGAGTGTTTCAAAATAAAGAAAGAAATTATTTTAGCTATACCCTCACAAAAATAGTTCTTGACATACTAACTCAAACGGCGTATAATATGTATTCAATTGTTGGAGAATGGCTTTGAGAGAAATTATAGCACCTGCACAGTGTCCAAGCTGCGGCTTTGCCCTTGACTGGGAAAATGACCAATTGTTTTGCTATAATGAAGCTTGTGAGTGTAGAACTCAGAGGCGCTTAGAGCACTTTGCTTCTTCTTTGAAAATTAAGGGTCTAGGACCATCGACTATTCAAAAGCTCAGAATAACTACAATTCCTGAAATATATGAACTGAGCTTAGAAGAAATGGTAGAATCCCTTAGTTCTGCTAAACTTGCTGCAAAACTATTTAGCGAAATACAGGATAGTAAGAGAGCTAGTCTTTCTGAAGTACTTCCTGCTTTTTCCATTCCACTAATAGGAAAAAGCGCCTCTGCTAAAATTTGCGCAGTAATTAGTTCTATCTACGATTTAAACGAAGAGTCCTGTACAGCAGCAAGACTTGGGCCAAAAGCGAGCAATAATTTGCTAGCCTGGTATAGTTCTAAATTCCTTTATGAGTATAAGTGGTTACCTTTTTCTTTTGAATCTACAGAAGTAACTTCCGTACTTGAACCTAAAGGCATTGTCTGTATCAGTGGCAAACTTACCTCTTTTAAAACAAAAGCAGATGCTGAAAAAGCTCTTATAAGTAGGGGTTATATTGTTAAGTCATCCTTGACTAAAGAAGTAACTATACTTATTAATGAGAGCGGCTTGGATAGTTCCAAGACAAAAAAAGCCAGAGACAGTGGAGTCTCTATCATCACTAATCTTAACGAAATATTATAGGAAATAATTATATGGCAATTCCAAAGTGGACGGACGAACGTACTGCAACTCTTACTGAGTTTGTTGGTGGCGAAAGTCCTGTATCTTACGCGACGGTTGTTGAAGCTGCTGATCAGCTTGAAACTTCTCCTCGCTCCGTAGCTTCTAAGCTGCGAAAAATGGAGTTTGAAGTTGAATCTTCTGCTTCTGTTAACACTCGTGCATTTACCGATGCACAAGAAAGTACTCTCCGCAGCTTTGTAGCTGACAATGCTGGCGCATACACCTACGGGCAAATCGCTGAAGCATTTGAAGGTGGCGAGTTTTCTTCTAAGCAGATTCAGGGTAAACTCCTGTCTATGCAACTTACTGAGCAAGTGAAGCCTACCCCCAAGGTAGAGACTCCCCGTTCTTTCTCTCCGGAAGAAGAAGCTGAGTTTGTTACGCTAGCTACTGGCGGCGCTTTCCTGGAAGAAATTGCAGAGGCCATGGGCCGTACTGTAAACCAAGTCCGTGGCAAAGCTCTTAGCCTGCTGCGTCAAGATTGTATCGAATCTATTCCTGCCCAGAAGGAAAGTAAAGCTAGCGCAAAAGTTGACCCTCTTGAAGGCGTTGATGTTGCAACGATGACTGTTGAGGAAATCGCTGAGCAAATCGATAAAACAGCCAGGGGCGTAAAAACTATGTTAACACGACGTGGTCTTACTGCGTCAAATTACGACGGAGCAGCCAAAGCAGCTAAAGCTGCGGGTTAATCCTTAGTTTCCCTCCAGCTGGGGCGGGGTTTCAACCTCGCTCTGGCTTTTTATCGCACATACATAATTTCGAGGATGATTAATGAATCTGGCTTCTGTTCTACTCAAGACTATAATCGCGGATTGCGATATGGATACTTGGGCGAACTGTCATAAGCATTATTTTCCAGCCGAATATTCCTCTATATGGGCGTACCTAAATAAGTATGTAGAAACACATAGCATACTTCCTACCTTTGACGATTTGCATCTTGCTGTGCGGGATGCAACCCTTCGTGACCGATTCTTCGCTTTACAAAAAATTGAAGAGATTGACATTGAAGGAAACCTTCTACTAGAGTATCTTAAAAATGAGTATACTCAAATTGAGATTATGAATCTGTTGGAAACATATTTAACAGAGTCTATTGCTATGGAATCCGCTCAGGAAAATATTGAGCATATTCAGAGTATAGTACTAGATCTAGAAGAAAAAGTCGACCTTAAAGATTCTAGTACAGATATGAGAAAGATGGAACTATTCGAGCCACAAGAAGAACTAGAAAAGTTTGTTCCTCTTGGGTTAAACGATGAATTTGATCGTCTACAAACTTTCGGTCCTACCGATCTTGTTCTTATTGGAGGAAAACGTGGCGCAGGTAAATCTATTACTTGTGCGAATGTAGCTGCAAATGTCTATGAAAGTGGGCACTCTGTAATCTACTTTACCATTGAGATGAGTGCTCGTGCCATCATGCAACGATGTTGTAGTATTTCTACTGGTGTTCCCAACACAGCGATACGTAATCGTAACCTTTCTATTAGAGAGTGGGAGCAAGTAGCTCAATGGTGGTCTAAAAGATACGAGGATGGTGAGAGAGCTTTCTCTCGCTATCTTTCGCATCGAGATTTTAATCAGTACCATACTGAACTAACAGTTAAGCCACTTAGAGAGAAGCAGCTTGATATTGTGTATTCCCCTTCTTTAACTCTTGCGAATATTCGTACAGAATTAGATAAGAAAATTACAAAATTACAGCCTAGAGTTGTAGTTGTAGACTATATCAACCAAGTTAAGCGATCTTCCGTTGGTAATAATCGTATGGGTCAATATGACTGGACAGAACAGATAGA